CGATCGGCCCATTGCGACAGACCGCATCCACTGTGCGCGCTACGTCGCCTTTGGGCCGATAGGTGGTGGGCGCCCCGAACACACCGGTCAGGACGCCCGCCATTCCGTCGAACAGGCTCATCAGGTCACGGCAGCCGGGGCGGCACCGTTCAGGCGGACGATGCCGGTGGCCGAAGGATTGGCCGCCACCGCAGCCGCAACGCCGATCAGCAGGTTGCCGGTGGTGGTCGCCGTGGTGCACAGCCCGCTGGCGGGGACAAAATAGATCGCAGCGCCAACGGTCCACGCCTGTGCCGATGTCTTCGTCATCTCGAAAACACCGACAGTGGCGATGGACAGATCTTCGCCGCTCAGCGCGCCATGCTGCGCAACGCCGAACAGCACACCGGCCTTGACGCCCGCACCGCTGAGCGTGTCGGCAGGTGCGGGGATGGTCAGGCTTTCGCCCGGTTGGATGTAGGTCTTCATCGGATCAACTCCAAAATGAGGGGAAAGACAAAACGGCGCGTTACGCGCCGGCGTTCTTGAAGCCGCCGCGATAATCGATCGCGCCCACGCCGAAATCCAACTCGACAGAATAGGCAATGCCCTGCTGCCCGAACGGTTCGTCCATCCGCATGCGAGGCCCGCTTTCGCCCTGCAGATAGCCATACATGAAGCTCGGCACCGCTGCCGGATCGGCAAACAAATGCCAGGCATTGTCGGTGATATACGGCGTGGCGACAGGCGTCAGTTTGCCGACGTAAGGATTGACGTTCGACGCCTGTGCGGCCTGAATCGGCGCAAGCAACTGCATTGCCTCGAATTCCTTGGCCGGGCCAGTCAGCAGAATACGCGGCTCGACGGCAAGAAAGGTTTCTCCGCTGACACCCTTGCGCGAACGCATGTCAGCGATCCCCTTGGAAACACTCGTTGGGGTGATTGCGGCCGCCGTGCCCGCCTTGGTCTTGTCGGTGGTGTTGAACACCTGGCGGGTGGTTTCCAGCAGGGTCGGACCATCGCCATTGGCCCCCGACAGCATCATGGCAAAGAATGCGCTGTCTTCAAATGCGGCGACCGCCTGGCCACGGCTGCTCAGCAGACGGTCGATGGCCTGCAGATCATCGTTCACCATCATCTGGCGACTGATCCGCATTGCCCGCGCATAGGGCACCAGAACGACACTTTCCTTCTTGTCGCTGACAGTGCCGAACTTGATCTCACCGGTTTCAGTCACTGGCAGCAGGGTCGGGAAATCGCCAACCTGCGCGATAGGGTGCGGCCGGAAATCCGCGAAATCCATGCGCTCGGCAATGGCGCGATAGGCTGGCGCTGCCGACTGATAGGCTGACATCATCCGCTTGTTCAGGGCATTCTCAAAGATCGCCGGGAAATCGCTGGTCGAGTGCGACCCCATAGCCATGCGGATCACGTCCGCCTCGCCACCACCGCGCGTCACGCGACCACGATGGCCGATGCTGGCCGCTGCCATCTCGGGCAAGGTCAGTGCCATGTAATCGCGAGCCGGGCCGCGCACCTCATTCGTGCGCGACATCCGCGCGACGATGGCGCCTTCGATCCCGGCGCGGCGGGTGTCGCGTTCGTCACGGGTGATCCGGGCGGTCGCCCCGCCGGGTTTGTGTTTGTTCACGCTCGGTCCTTTCGTGCGGTAGTGGGCAACGACGCCCATCAGAGGTGTTTTGTCGGCGATGAATTTACGCGCCACATCCAGAGCCCCGCCGTGCATCAGCACCAGATCCATGATCGCGACAGCCTCATTGTCCGGCGCTTCGTCATCACCCGGATCTTCATCGGCGCCGGCGTCTTCAGCGGTGGCGTCATCCGCAAGGATGTCTTCGCCATCGCCGCCTTCGGCCTCGGCATCGGTGGTATCGTCTTCCGCTTCCAGCGCCAGGGCGGCGGCCTGATCTTCGTCTTCGCTGGCCTTGGCCAGGGCGGCGGGTACCTTGCTCATTTTAGTCTCCTTCAGGGGTTTGGCGGGTTGCCCGCACATCATGGCCAGGACGGCGCGGCGGCCGGGAGTGCTGGCTCGGGTTGCCGCCAGCAAATGCCGGGGGGCGTGGTCATAGGCGGCATAGGCAAAATCGGCTGGCGCTTCGGCGTCATCCGTCTCGACCTCATCGGCGAACCCGGCGGCGACGGCATCTTCGGGGCCGTACCAGGTTTCGGAGCGCATGATTTCGCGCGCGGCCTCGGTGGTGATCCCGGCGCGAGCGGCATAGATTCCCGCGTACCCGGCGGACAGGGTGGACAGCATTTCTGCGACAGCCAGATGATCGTCCTCGGTGCCGCGCCCCTCTGTCCAGCCGACAGCCGGATCGTGAATCATCAGCATTGCGCCTTGACGCATGATCAGGCGGTCCGCAGCCATCACCAGCAGGCTCGCGGCGCTGACCGCCACACCGGTGACGATGATCGTCACCGCACCTGGATGATCGCGCAGCATGTGATAGATCACCAACCCGTCCGAGGCGATGCCGCCCCCCGAATTGACGTGCACCGTCACATCGCCCTGACCTTCCAGTTGCGCGCGCACCTGGGCGGGGGTGAAGTGCGGATCCTCGGGCCAGAAGGCCATGCCCACCGATCCCTCAAGATAGATATCACGCGGCATCCAGGTTCCTTTCCTCGATCAGTGTTTCGGCGGCCTGCTCGACGGTTGGTCCCGCCTTGGGCGCAGACTTGAGCTCTGTCAGGCTGCGCCGCATTTCCGTATCGGCAGTGATCTCGGCATCGATGGCGCCGGGCTCATATCCCATTCGGCGGATTTCGCCGTGACGGCTGGAAAGTCCGGCCTCGATCCGCTGAACGGAAACTTGTGTCTCGGTCTTTGGATCGGCGATCACCGGCGGCGGTGGCGTCCAGTCCAGCCGGGCCAGGCACAGTGCACTGACCAGAGCGGGTTCCGCATGGGCCCAGCCCTGCAGGATCCATTTTGCCAGGGGCGCGCACAGCCGCGGCATTACCAGCACCCACTGGACGGCCTCGATATTCTGGCTCATCTCGATCCGGCCAATCCGGGCAGAGCTGAAATTGACGTTGCTCAGATCGCCGGTCAGCGCCTCATAGGTGATCCCCAGGCCTGCCGCGATCCGGCGCAGGTGAATGCGGGCGAAATCGTCATAGCCGGTCACATCGGGCGGCGATGCGAATGTCACCTCATCATCCGCGCCGATCTGCTGGATCAGACCGGGCGACAGGGTCTTTGGCACACCGGCGTTTTCCGGCGCCTTTTCTGAGCGCCAGAAGGCGGCGAAACAGGCGGCGATCTTCTGGCGCATTAGCTGCGCTTCATCGTTGTCTGCCAGGGCCACCAGATCGTCGAGCACCGGCGCGAACCAGCTGACCCCGCGCCGCTGGTCGGGCCGGTCCATGCGATAGAGGTGGATCACCCTTGAAGCATCGACGCGCGTGTATTCCACCCCGCGCAGCGGGCCGAGCCAGACGGCGCTGTCCGGATGTTCGTCATAAAGGTAATAGGCCACAACGCGTCCGGCCTGATCGTATTCGATCCCGTCATAGACAACGTGACCGTCGATATCGGCGCGCCCTTGCAGGCTGTCATTCAGATACTCGGATTCCAACACCCGCACCTGACATTGACCGCCGCTGCGCGCATCGTCGGGCCACAGGATCAGCGCCTCACCATCGGTGACCATCGTTTCCACGGCCAGCCGCTGGACCCCCGCCAGTGTGCTGGCGCCCAGCACATCGAACGCCACGCTGTCGAGCTCTGCCGCGCGGGCTTTCCAAGCCTTTTCCAGGCGCTCATCATCGGTGACCAGTTTCGGTTCAATCCCGGTGCCGATGATGTTGTTGACCAACACCTGCACCGCGCGTTTGGCGGTGGGATTGTTGCGCACCACGTCGCGCACTGACAGCATGATCCGGCGACGCACGCCTTGTGCAACCGCATCGGCATCGCCCGACACCGCCCTGACGCCCGAGCTGCGCCGCGACACGCTGGCCGCGTTGTAATGCGCCAGCGCCTGCAATGCCCCGCGTGCCGTTGCGCGGCGCAGCCCCGCGCGGGGCGAGACGCTGGCGATAGCGCGGTCCAGCCAGTTCATTCCGGGCGCCCCACGAAGGTCGGGTAATGCTGGCGACTGACCGAACCGTTCACGGATTGCTCCATTTCCGCCAGGGTCGAACGCATCTCAGCCAGCGACCGGAACGTCACCTGTTCCTCGCCCATTTTTGCCTGACTGACGCCCTTGGCGATGGCCTTGCGCAGGCTGTCGATATCGTCTTGCGTGTAGCTCACAGCCAGTTTCCTTTCGGTGCGATCCAGCCCTGCGTGTCGCCCAGGTCCGGTTTTTCGACATCGTCTGTGCCCGGCGCTTCCGGCGGGGCTTTCGGCGTGGCCTGCTCAGACAGCGGCACCACGGACACAGCGGCATCAAACAGATCGGGCTGCGCTTCGGGCGGCGTGATGCCGCGTTCGCTTTCAAGAATGTCCCACTGGCCATCGGTCATCGCCGTCCAGCCGCGTTTGCGCGCGGCGGCCTCGGCATAGTTCATCGTGTCCAGGCATTCGTTCCGGCGCGACGGTTCAACCAATTCCCACCGCGACACCATCACGCCCGATGGCGCGCGTTTCAGGATCCGCACCTCTGAGGTGATCTGGCGGTAATATTCATCGCCGAGATTACGGGCAAAGGCGACGAACCCGCGTTCGACCGCATCTTCCTTCGCCAGCCAGCCGTAAAAATCCGCCTTGAGCTGACTGACGTTCAGCATCCAGCCGCGCTTTTGCCGCCGGATCACCCGCCCGTTCGCCTTGCGGTCCTGTTGTGGCCGCAGGATCGGGCCATTGGCAGTCGATGCGCCTTTGATCAGGATCACCCGGGTGAACGGATGCCGCTTGGCCCAGTCGCGCACGTCTTCCGTAAATCCGCCCTCATCGACGGCCATCATGTCGATCGGCAGACGCAGACCCAGTTCGGTACGCCATGTGGTCTTCAGCAGCGCATCGAGTGCCGCGCGCCCATCGTCATCGCCGATGTAATGCGGGATCACGATGTGATCGACGACCCAGCGGCGATAGTTGCGCCCGAAGGCCACGATGCTGACCTCGATCCGGTCGGCCTGATTATCGACACCGGCGGCCAGCAACACACCACAAGCCGGGACGATACCGCGCGCCAGAACGCTGCCCGCTTCCGCATTCTCGACCCGGTCGCGCAACTTTTCCCAGTCCGGGCCTTTCGTCGCCTGTTCAAAGGGCAGACCCAGAACATCGTTCCAGAAGGTCTGTTCGGTTTCGGCTTCAACCGTTTCCTTAGCCTCATCCTCGGTCTTGGCCGAGGCATGGACACCGGTCCATCCCATGACCTGCGCATACTCGATCGCAATCGATGCCCAGTCGCGCTGCGGCACATACGCCCGCCACAGATGAAACCCCGGGTGATCGCCGCGCGGGTTCTGCGCCACCCACCGGCCTACCGCGACCATCTCACGCTTGTGGGCGTGGGTGATCACGGCACCACAGGCGTCACAGCTGAAACACGCATTGCCCAACCGTTCCGGGTCGAGGTTCTTTTTAAAATTCTCCCAGGTCAGCGGTGCCATGTTGGCGCAATGTGGGCAGGGCACGTGATAGAACCGCTGGTCCGAACGATTGAACGCCCGCGTGATACGACAGGTGCCCGCGATCTGCGGGGTGGAGATCCGCCCGATCTTGGCCTCATCAAACCCCGACGCACGGCTTTCCGCCATCTTTTCGGGGTCGCCTTTCGGCGTCATCTCGAACTTCGCGACATCGTCCATCAGCACCAACCGGCGGGTTGTGCCGGCCAGGTCATCCGGAGATCCGGCGCTGACCACTTTCAGCGTGCCGTCGCGACGGATGGTTTCCTGATTGTGCAGCGTGTCAGTTTGCTCGCCGCGCCCCTCGCCGAATATTTCGATCAAGGCTGGCGCCTGTCGCCGGATCGGCATCCATTTGGTGCGCACCCATTCCGTTGCTGCCGAACTGGTCGGGTGCACCACCAAACTATCCAGCGGTCCATACTCGTGCCACGCCGCCAGCGTCGGGATCAGAACCGACACCGTCTTGCCCCATTGCGCCGAGCCGCGCAGCGTCACTTCGCGCGACGGGTGTTCCGGGCTCAGAACCTCATGGATCTCGCGCAGGAACGGAAACCGGTTGATATCGAAGGCGCCGGGAAACGGTGACCGTTCGTCAAACACGATGTTGTCCCGGCACCAGCGGGTGATATCAGGCGGAGCGGGCGGCGTCATGGCAAGCGCCATCCCCGCCATCACGGCGCCCTCTGCCGAAGACAGGAACCCCATTCAGTCGGACTCGGACTTTTCAGTGTCACTCATCGGCGCGCTGGTTGCTTGGTTGGCCAGCTGCTCGGCGCGGCGGGCGCGATGTGCGCGCCAATGGTCGACCAATATCTTGCGCACTTGCCGGGCATCGATCCCCAAGGCATCGGCCACCGCCCGCGATCCATCCCGCAACACTGTGTCGAACTGGCCGACTTCATGCGACATCGCCCGGGCCGAGTGGCGCTGGACCTCTTCGGCCAGAACCCAGAGACCCTCTTCTCTGGCGTTCTCGCGCCTCCGGCGGCGGGCGTCTTCTTCCTTGATCTGGATGGTCGCCAGCTCAAGGCGATCGGGATCGTTCGGCGGCAGTATTTCCCCTGCCCTGTTGCTGCCTGCGGTCCTGGCATCATCCTCGGCGATCTCTTTCAGCGCCTTGCGGGTGGCCAGACCGTTTCCGGTCATTTGACCAAGGTCAAGCCGCCGCCCCAGCGCCGCAACAACCTTTGCCGCATTAAACCGCCGCGATCTTCCCTCGCCGACATAACAGCCATCCAACTTGCCGGACGCGAGATACTGGCTGATCCGGGGCTTGGACACACCCAGTCGGATTGCCAGTTCCGTTGCGTTTAAACCCGACATGACACCCCGAAGTTAAGTTAAGGCTTTTTCGTTGGTTAAGAGACGCGCAACTACCGGGGTGCGAATTACCCCTGTCGCTCTGGCGGCCAGGAAGGACCCACGGGTTTATCTGGCGGTGGCCAGCGCCCGCGCCAATGTCCGCTCGAAGTGGATCGGGAACTTCGTCTCGAACACTTCCTCAGCGCCATCATAGAAGCCGAGCCGCTTTCGATATGTCGGCATCGCCGTGGTGAAGTGCAGAACCTTCGTCAGGCTCTTCTTGCCTTGCCGCTTCCACACGCCCGGCGACAGCTTCGATCCCGCACGGGGCACGAAGTATCCCGCCCGCTTGGAGTGACGCTTGCCCGAGTCCTTTGTCGTGTTCGTCGACGTTTCCCTTTGCGACTGGATCGCGGAAAGAACGCGGTTGCGTTCTCCCGGCGACCAGTTGCCAAAGGCGTTCAGCTTGGCCCCGCTTGCAGGAACGACAGCCTGGATGTCGCCACCAAAACTGACACGAGACTGCATCAGCTTTTCCAGCCCCGTATTCGAGCGGGCCCCACCTTGCTCCTGAACTTTCAGGAAGTGACGGGCACCGACCGATGGCCGCTCCTTCACCTCGGCAGTCAGCGTCGACTTGTTCGCGCGCCAGACCATGAAGGCATTTCGCGCGAACCGCGTGGGCCGGTCAAAGACGCTATCCATTCGCGTCTGCATGTGATCCAGCACATCGGTCGCTGCATCGTTCAGCGCCCAGACCGTCGCCTGCGGTACCTGACGGCGCTGGACGTCGTTCAGATGCTTGGTGAAGTCCGAAGTATCCATCGGCATAAACAGCATGCGCGCCCTCAGATGTTTGAAAACTCCTGCCCGCCAGCCTGATGGCGGGATCAGTCGTGAGACAATGGCGCGTCGGCATTTCTCTGGCCATTCGCGGCCAGCGGCCCGACCGGGCAGCTCTGGGGTATTCAGGATGTCTCGGGACACAGTGCAGGCGTGGTGCATCGGACCTATGAACCGACACTAACCGCCCAGCCGTCCAAACCACAGGCGCCGTTGGGCGCGGGGCATTGGACATGAGGCTCTTGGCGGGCAACGTATTCGTCGCCCGCCTCAGCTGTCAAGCAATCCTTGACAACTTCACCAGATCGGCTGCGTCGACTGTGGCCGGCACATCGCCGCCCAGCAGGGTCAGACGCACCTGCACACCATCGGAAGCGGTCAGGCTGACCACCTCGCATCGCAGCCCCGCCAGCGGCCCGGACCGGAACAGCGCGGCGTCCCCGGCTCTGAGACGGGAGGCGCGGCGCAACCTCTGACGATCCTGCTTATGACGCGCCTCTTGTGCCTCATCGACAGCCCGCATGGCGTGCAGCGCACGCAATCGGCCAGCATCCAGCTTGCCCCACCGACCACTCGAAGCACAGAGCGCCCCGACGATCATCGGGCAGGCCAGCACTGCATGGACGCGCGGTGCCCCGTCGAACCGGGCGAACACATAACCGGGCAGATATCGCCGGGTGTATTCCCGCAGATGGCCGCGCACCCGCTGCTTGCGCCGCAGAACCGGATGAAATGAATAGACTCCGCGCTGCTTAAGCCAGCGCTCAGCGGCCTCCTCGCGCTGGGGCTGGCAGAGCAGCGCATACCATTCCGCCGCACCGTCATAACACAGCGCCGCCGCCGGAGCGGTAGCCGGGATAACATCACCGATCTGCAAACGGCCCATCCAGCTCATGCCTGCACCCCCGGCGTTGCGCGCTCACCACGGCCCAGGGCCCGCGCATTCTCGCAGCGGGCGATGGCGGCGCGACGACGCTCCAAAAGCGCGCGATCCGCCGACGTCAGATCCACGCCCGCCCTGTCCGCAGAAAGCAGGCGCTCATGCTCACGCACCGCAGCCCGCGCACCTTCGGAGATCTTGCTGACCACATAGTCGCCGGGCCACTTCCATTCGGTAGTGATCCACCCCATCAGTTCAGGCGCCCATCCGCTTTCGATCGAAGATTGGCCGATCCGGCTGGCGAACACTTTGCGCACCAAAGGACCGGCATCGTCTCCGGGCGGCTTTTCGATGATCAGCGCCCGCTCTAGAATCCGCACCGCCAGCGGGAACCGGTCCCGCTCTTTGCCGCCGCCGCGCCCCGCCATATCCTCGGCCAGCGCGCCCAGACCATCGACGGTCAAATAGGCCAGCCGCTTGCAGATTTCGTGCTGCATTGCCTCGAACGCTGCAGCCTTCATGCTGCCCGGTCGGGTCAGACCCATCCGTTCCAGAGTCTCGATCAGATGTTCCCGAACCCGGGCCTCGCCTGCCTTCTGTTCCTGTTCGTTCACTGCCCCATTCCCCTTCTCAGCCCTGCCCGGTTTCCATCTCTCCGGGCGTTTGTGTCTGGCGCGCCAATACTGTCTTTTCTTGTCATGTCTTTTCCTGTGGTAGCGGACAGATAAGGCGCAAATGTCTGCCGTATGTCTGGTTATGTGTCTGGACATGTCCGTATCTGTCTGCGGACACCTTCAGACGAACGACTATTCTTTTTGGGATTTACGGAAGAACCCGGCGCTGATCTTGCCGATGCAAGCCTGAACCGCACCGTGCAGCTGTTCGCCGGTGCGTTTCTTGTTTCCGTCACGGTCCATGGATTCGCGAATATGGGCATCGATCCAGCGCACTTGCGCGGGCTCCATGGCAATACCGGGCGCGATCCCGGCCAGTGTCTCAGCCAAGCGGATCAACCGCTTTTGGGTCGAGGCGCCATCGGTACGCGCAGCGTTCAATTCCTTGCGACTCAATGCCTCGATTGCCACGCGAGTGACGGTGTGATGCATCAGGCGCACGGACCCGTCATCGCACACGCATTTAGTCCAGCCATGCAGGGCACCAAAGGGCCGGTTGACCAGCGCATCGAACGTGATCTTGTCGATCGATGGCTGCACCATGCGGGCCAGCCGCGTTGTATCCGAGGGCAGCGTTCCCACCGGCGTCTGTTCGTGTGCCAACTGCACCAGCTCGAACCACAGGCCCTTGACCTCATGGGTCGCATTCCAACGCAATTCGCTGTTCAGATAGCGGCGGAACTCCCAGGCGACGAAGCCGTGACTGTCCAGCCGCACCGATGATGAGATCGGGTATTCAGGCAGAGAAGAGGTATCAACCGGGATTAGTGCAGCGGAGGCATTCATGCGACATCCCCCCTGCCTGATCCGTCGACCAGCCGCGCAACCGAATTGTAGCAATCCAGAGTGTAGGCCGTGGCTAGCAGCCACCCCCGCGCCTCGGGCCAACCATCGCCGTTCATCACCGATGGCCCATGATGCGCCGCCCACTGAAACGCGTCGAGACGGTCAGCGAACCGCAGCCAGAGCCGGTCGGAATCAGTCAAACGAGCGCCACCATCTGGGCCAGCCGCACCGGACCAGAGACGGCGGCGCTCGGCCTCTTCGGCAACTTCCAACCATTCAGCCAGTCCCGGCGTGGAATCCTTGGCAGGCGCAGGAACGTCGCCCACCGCGCTCTCGCCATCGTCATGGATCAACGCGTGACACAGCAGGGTTACCGAAGGCGACGGATGCAGCGCGATCAGGATCCGCGCGACCCGTGCGCTGTGCCCGTCGATCCGATCGCCTGTGGTGGCCAGATCGGGATTGGTATGCCAGCGCAGAACACAGCCCGCGCGAAAGATCGCCTTGAGGTCCATCATCATACGCTCCCATATCCAAGCTCAGCACCGGCACAGAGGGCGCTTTCCAATCGCGCACAGGCCACGTCGAACCACTTGCGCTCCAGCTCAATCCCCACGGCCCGCCGGCCAAGTGCGGCGGCGGCCAACAGTGTCGATCCCGAACCCGCGAAAGGATCGAGAACCAGACCGCCCGGCGGGCAGGAATTGGCGATGTAGTGCTGCATCAGCGCGACCGGCTTTTCCGTTTTATGGCCGGACGTGCGCGCGGCGTTCAGGGTGAACAGCTGCTTTGATCCGCAATTGGCGATGCCCTGCGGTGCCGCGAGACCCTTGAACAGATACAGCGTGAACTCGCAGTTCTTCATGTACCAGCGGTTGCGCGTGGCGCGGATCTTGTCCCAGACCAGCAGGTTGTGAAACGCGAACCCG